TCTCCAACTGCTTCTATTTGTATTCTGCCGGCGGCAGTAGTATCTCCTACACCAGCAGCATCGGTAGCTTTCATGTTGATGTTACGGCCTGCTTCCATATTAATGTCGCGGTCAGCATAAAAATTTAAGTCGTTTTGTGTTCTAACACTAATACTATCTTTTGCATAGATATCAATCTTGCCGTCACTAGTCATCTCAATCCAGCTGGTACCGCGGGCATTAGTAATGTAAATTAGATCTTCTGTATTGTGCATCAGTATTTGATGACCAGTTCTTGTACGGAATCTGATTAACTCATTTGCAGGCAATGTAACATCGCCGTCAGTTTCACCTGCATCAATGCTGGCATAATCTGGTGGACCGTCAGCGGATGGAGTTCTGCGCAACCAGTTGGCATCTCCATCGTCCATGACAAATGTACTGCCGCCCAAGCGACTTACATAGGCATTTAGAACCTTCCACTCGGCTTTGCCGATGTCGGCTTGTTTTCCTTTTTTGTCCAACGGTCCAGGAGTACTGATTCCAAACACAGAACTAGGTGCCTCTCTACGAGCACTGCTACTGGTAATTCCTCTAACATCATCTAACAATAATCCTTGATAGTCCAATACATCAGTAAAGGGATGACGCGGTTTATTAATGGTTTCAGGGTCAGAAAGACTGTTATTAGCCAACACTGCTTTATCATATTCTGCTGCCACAGCTCTTCCAGAATTGCCAGCATTATCTGGATCAACTGTTTCTACCACACGCTGAGTTGCGGCAAGTCCAGGCATCATGAAATTCATATTTTCATCTGGAACACACCCTATCCAGTATCCTCTTTTAGGATCGCCATCAATAAAAATAATAACAACTGTGACTCCAACATCGGGTGGAATCATCCACATGCCGTATGATTTTTGTGTGTCGTTGTAGTCGTTATTCGGACCGTTGGCACTGACTGGAGTAACTCCATAAAACGGACTCATGTATCGAACTTGATGAAGTTGACTTTCCGAATTTGATCCGCCCATAGGTCTTAAAATTTCAACTTCAAGTATACCCATGTAGGTAGGATCAATATTGCTCACCACTTTGGCAAGGAACGGGCCAGGTTTTTGTTCTTTGGCCGAGGAACTATACTCTTCGTTTTGTTCCATTATTCGTTATCCTTAGATTTGTCTGGTTTTGAATTTGTAGTGTTAACTGTATTTTTAGCACTGCCTTCGCCTGAAAGTTCTTGACCGTTTCTTCTTGGGCCTTTTATTACCTGTGTAAACATGCCGTTATCAAAGTAACTGGTAACATGAGTAACTTTATATAATCCGCTCCATGTTAACACTGGTGCGGATTTTGTACTTTTGCCAAAATCATACAATCCAGTTTTTTGATTCAAGTCTACTGGTGTTCTAAAATTTACTATGATATCAACTTCGCTGCCTTGATAACTTACACTGCCGTCTGTGTTCAAGTTAGAATATTGTGTTGGAGCACTTGTATAATTGCCCATACCGCTTTGTGCAATGTAGTACGGGTCTCCGATAATCTTCATGTCCAAACTCAACATCCCAGATGCGCTGGTAATTGCATCGTGAAACAATTTAGCAGAACGAGAGTCTTGAGTTTCAAGACCACCGCCGCCTATGTTGTCTGCATTAGTCGTAGTAGCAGAGTATCGAACAGCAGACGGAATTAATCCTAATTTTCTCTGTGGAGTGGCGCCTGCTATCAACGGTTGTTCGTTGGTGTTAACACTGTCATCTGCGCCAGACGCAGCTTCTTGGCGTTTTGCATCTGTTGTTCTTTTAGGACTGGTGGCACCCATTTTTCCAGCAAAGCCTGCTTTGAATTCAATATGGAAGGACATGATATCAACGTTTTTACCAGTAAAATAATAATCATAAACTTTAACAGCTTGCTTTTCAAGTTCTTTAAATCCAGGTGCTTTGGTATTGGTTGCAGTCACAGCACTGGTATGTACTCCGTACGGAACCACACGATACACAATAATTCGCGGTGGAGTGCCCGTTTGTTTGGCTGTGCTCGAGTCTTCAATTTGAAAAACTTGTGTGTCAACCCTCCACCACTTTCTCATGCCAGTTGAATCAATATTTTGTTCTTGCAATTGATTTTTAGAATAATCACTAGCCAGTATTACTGCGTCAATTGCTGTTGTGATGTCAGTATCTTGACTGAATCGCATATCGCTTATTTGTTTATTAACTGTATTGTTGGCGCGAAGCACATTGCCATCTTTGATAACTTCGTTGTCTTTTCCAACTGGTGCATCACCTTTTCGTATGTCACTAAATCCCATTGCGGATTTGCCGATTTCATTTACAGTACCAGACTGTTGAACCAATGTGCCGTTAGCTGGAATTGTACTTTTTGTCAATCTTAATTGTTTTACAATTGCATTTTCGCTAGATGCATTTGTTAGTGTAGTTGCACCTGCTGAATTTTCCTCAGGAGATGCTTGTGTGCCTGCTGATGAAATATCCAAAGGAAATGTTATTAATATTTGGTCAGGAGTATCAACTACTCCATCTTCTTTTAGTTGTTGTAGTCGTTTATTCAACATAACCTGAAGACTTTTTTCTCCGGTTTGTAAAACTTCTTGCACAGTAAGACCTTTGACACTGCCATCTGTTTTGAGTTCGGACACATGCCCACTCAATGCTTCGCTGTTTACTGGATATCCGCTACACGTATATACTGCGCCTTCTTCAGTAACTGTCATGGACACGTCTTTAAATTTAAAAGGAATTTTTCTAGCAGTTGTTGGAATATTATCCATCTTTCCTGTTTCAGTGTTTCCTCTAAAATCAATGGTTAACAAATATGGTGCTTGCAAGTAATTGTCATGGTTTGCAGCCCATGCAGCTTCTTGTAGACTCATCATAAACATGCCCATACTATAAGGTTCAATTACTTTGAAACTTAGTTTATGCATGTTTGTGTTTGCGCCTTTTTCAAGACCAATGGTGCTTTCAATTTCTAACTTGTCAAGGAAAAAATCAAATTGACCAAACGGTGTATTAATTCTATTCGAAGGATCCGCGTTTGCAGTTTTGGCAATTAAAGGAAGACGTTGGCCTTTCATATAGCCCGCATCTGGTTTGTTTAATTGTGCTTTAGTCAATACTGATAAACCTAAGATATAATCATAAGTTGCATAACCAAACAAGGGATTTTTTAAAGGAAGTTTTACACCAGATAGAGGTTTAATTGAAAGCCCTAGCGAACTAAATGCGCCGCCAAATGCTCCAGTTATTGCTGACAATGCTGAAGCTGGTCCTGAATTTAAAAAACCTGATACGGTTCCCACTGCTCCACTTATGGAGCTTGTTGCAGAATTTATTGCGCTGGAGATATTTCCAAATAACGACATGTTATAAACCCAAAGCTGTTGTCAAGCTGTTGCTTTTGCAAAGATAAATTTGTGTACCTGGAACAAAATCTAAAATAGGGTCTTGCAACACATCTAAATTTCGTTGCATGAACACCCACCACAACTGAGAATTGCCGTACAAGTCATGTGCTAACAAATCAGGACGAAACGCATATTGTGGTTCTATAGTGTATAAAAAATCATCCACTTCTTCGCTGACTGGGCGAATTGTTAGTATGTCTAAATACGAATTTGTGATTGGTGTGTTATACCAAGGACTAGTGTTATTGTAAATTGCAGGCATGATTAGATGTATCCAAAAGAATTATTAAGGTAACCGCCTTGAACAAATCTATCAAGGCTAAAGTTTCTAGCACTGTTTCTGCTGTATACAGGTTGCAATGTTACGCTAAATGAACTTTTAGTAGGAACATGTGTTACGCCGCCGCTTGTTGTGCCGCCTAGACCTAGTGAACCTGCTAGGCCTGCAATTTGCCCAACACCGCCGGCAATTGTACTTATTCCATTGGTGATACTGCCTAGGCCAGACACGGATCCGCCCAATGCACTGCCAATAGAATCTGCTAGTCCGCCAATGCCACCAGAGACGCCTTCGATTGCTCCAGCCATGCTGCCCACAACGTTGCATCCAATGTAATCGCAGTCAGCATCTAAAGTTGTGCTGAAACTGGTCACAACCACTGGCACATTTTTAAAAATATAATTACCATATCCGTTTAAAAATATCACAGGAGGAGGATTGCCGGCCTTGGGATCAGTTCCTGCAAACATTTTGGTAAGACTTCTTAAATAATGAACCGCAGCAATCCAGTACAAAGCCTGTGTGCTGTCTTCAACGTTCATTGGTGCCACAACTGTAATGGATCCCGGGTCGCTGTTTTTAAATGATTGAAAAGTATAGTTAGTGTGTGTTGTTGGCACAGCACTGTAACTGGCAGTACTGGTAATATTAATTGTTGGAGTGTATGGAAAAATGAGTCCACCGGCATCTTTTAATGGTTTTAAAACTGGGCTACCTTTGAAACTGGTCCAGTTAGCAAGACTTAATCGTACACGCCAATCCGCAGGGTCTGCTGAATCTCCGCCAAACGCAGCAACTGCACCCATTATGTCGCCGGCGCCTTCAGCAAGGCCACTAAGGGCTCCACTTAACCGTCCGGACGATGCAAAATCAGCAAATGAACCGGCTGACTCCAAGCCCGATGCAAAGTTAGAAATTGCGTTTGCGCCACCTGTAACAGAGCTTATTAGTTGAGATGCATCTGTTAGTGAACCGATATTAAATGCCATAATGTTTTTCCTTTTGGTATAATATTTAGTTGACTTTTTAATGTGCGTAGTTTATAATTAGATATAAGAGGATTCTTTTGAATGATACCAACGACACCCAAAGTAAATTACCTAAACAACAAGGATATGTTGTTAGAAATACATAGATCAAAGAGTTCATATTGCAGTTTTACCAAACCAGAATATCACCAATATGACATGATTGTGTCAGGACTGGATAAGATCAATATTAGAACCGTAGCAGAAGCCAAACGCAACAGGGCCAAACGCATAGGCGATCTCGAATACACCACCCGTAAAAAAGCCGGCGAGAAAGTCAAACAAGCAGACTGCGAAGTTGATTATAAAAAGATACTCAAAACAGATGTTGTTTTTAGAGTTATGACTTTTGATCATATTCCTCTAAACGGCACTCGAAAGAAGAATCCTAAAAGTCTTGCTGACCATAGAGACAAGGTCAACTTTCCGCCGTTTCAGCATTGGAAGTTTGACGACGAAACAGGTGAAACATTAATTTGTGTTGGAAAAAGTCATTGGAAGGGTCCGTTGGATACCGGACACTTTGACAAAGATGCGGGCCAAATTACTAACACTTTAGCTAGAATGATGTTAAAATTATGTGAGAGGTATGCTACTCGCGGCAATGTGCGTGGCTACACATACAATGACGAAATGAAGGGTCAAGCTATTTTGCAACTGACACAAATTGGATTACAGTTTGATGAAAGCAAATCGGACAATCCGTTTGCTTATTTTACTGCGGCTGTTACCAACAGCTTTGTGCGTGTTATTAACATTGAAAAACGCAATCAAAATATTCGCGATGACATACTTGAGATCAATGGCATGAATCCAAGTTACAGCAGAACTGGTGCTGGCGAACATGCCGCTGCTGTTAAACGAAATGACGAAGCAGGACCTAGTGAATGAATTTATTTAAAAAAATAGCATGTTTTACCGACATCCACTTCGGTTTAAAATCTAATAGCAGTGTACACAATCAAGACTGCGAAGACTTTGTAGATTGGTATATTGCCAAAGCCAAAGAGGAAGGATGCGATGTTGGAATTTTTATGGGCGATTGGCATCACAATCGCAACAGTCTCAATATTACTACTATGGACTATAGCCTTAGAGCCCTTGAGAAACTGGGACAGGCTTTCGATAAGTTTTATTTCTTTCCTGGTAATCATGATCTTTACTACAAAGATAAGCGGGACATCCAC